GTAGCCCTCTGGGATCGAACCGTTGTTCTTCAGAGCGTTGATGTCGTTGTCATTGGTGCCGACGCGGAGTTCGGTTTCCAACAGACGAGTAGCAACGAACTGGAGAGCAGGTGGGACGATCAGCTTACGTGGCTTAGCTGCGATCAGCAGACCACGTTCGTCAGTCCAAGCAGCGATCTGAATAACGGCGGCTTCCAAAGAAGTTTCGTTCAGATCGGCAGGGGTGGCAGGCTCGTTCGAGTTGACACCGCCCGACACCAGCGGGTGATCAGTAGCAAACAGTGCCTTGCCGTCACCGCCCGGATAGGACGACGAAAAGCCGTTGTTCAGCACGTTAGCTGCTTTGACCTGCTTGGTGTAAGCCATGGCACGAGCCAGCGCCTTGGTATAACGAGCCGACAGGCTGTCATACAGGTTGTCTTCGATGGCCTCTTCGGTCAGCGAGAAACCCAGAGCGATGGTTTCGTGGTTGTATCGAGCAGTCCAAGCTTCCTGCGCATTGTCATACGCAATTGCTGAACCTTCGTTTTTCACCGGAGCTGCCGAGAAGCCGGACAGCTTGGTTTCTTCTTCGAATGAACGCTCGGAAGTCTCGGTTTCGTAGATTTCCTTGTGCTCTTCGCCGTAACGAGCATACTCCATACCGAACAAGGCGTTCAGGCCGGGGAGCAGCTCTTTCAGTAGTTGTGCGCGTGAAATAGCCATGATTTACTCCTTAAGCTACGCCGTCAGCGTTGTTGTAAGAATGGTAGCCAAAGTTAAATTTGACAACCAGCTCGGTGTAGCCGTTGGAGGTTGCGGTATCAGGGATACCATCAACTACTCGCATTGGCAGCGGGGTGCTTACTGCGTTAGCAAATACGCCAATCTTCGAGTTACCGGTCGTTGCCGAGCCAGTGTTCAAGATCAGAGTAGCGTTGTTACCAACGACAACTTGCGATACAGCGCTGATAACCAGACCGGTGGTGTTAACAGTGTTACCCACCGACGCAGCTTTGTAGAGCTGGTCAGGATCATCTGCAACGTACGCGTAAGCGTCAGTTACACCAGACGCAAAACCGGGCCAGTACTGGCTGAAGGTCTTTTGTTTGGTTACAGGGTTGGTATAGGTGCAACCCAAGAAAACACCAACAACGCCCGGAACAGCAGAAGTATCTGTGTCCAGAGTCGAGACGATGATGGTGCTATTTGCTTGGCTCAGCTGCACTACATCACCGTAGTAGATCGGGGTGTTGTAGTTGATCGAGCCACCACCGTTACCGATAGTGGGAGTGATCGGCAACTGACGAGTCGCACCTGCGAAGACCTGACCACCAATCAAGTTGATTGGCTGTAGGCCGTAAGGGGCACTTACAGTAGGATAAGCCATGATTAAACTCCAAAAAATTATTTTCCAGAGCCAAAGCTAGTGGATGATTTCCGTTCATTGAACAGAGGCATCCGTGGGTCACTCTGGCGCATCAGGTTGTTGTCTACCGCATTCATCTGATCATTTGCCTGCTTTTGGTAATAAGCATTACGTTGCTCGACAAACTCTTCAGGGGTCTTGCAGAGCATCAACCCACCAATTACGACCACATCTTTCGAGTTCGCCTCGGGGTCGATGTGGTATTGCAGCTCAGGATGCTCAGAAGCCTTAACTGGCTCCCAGCCTTCACGCCGCTTAGCAGAAATATTGATAGGGTCCGGGGAATTTAGCGTCGATACGCGTACCCACCGAAACTTGAAGCCGGGTTCTGGATTAGGCGAAGGCAAAAGCTCAGGGGGTGCCCACGATTGCTTCCGCATAGTCTTGTCACGGGACTCGGTATTACGAGTTAAACGAGTTTCGGTAACCATTATCTATTCTCCTGTTGTTCAGCAACCTTCTTGGCGTAGAGTTCAAGAGGCACACCTAAACGCTTGGCAATAGCCACTTGTGAAGCGTTTAACTTTACCTTCTTGGGCGACGTACTACGTGTAGCCGGAGCCACGACAGTAGCGGGTTTGGCACGGGAAGGGGCTGACCGCGCTGGCGGTTCATCCTCCTCGGTATCCTGAGTGTCTTGCTGGCTCCCGAAATAATCGGGGAAACTTCTTCGCATACGAGAGTTAATCTTCTCGTAGTAGTCATCTGTGCCGACGAAGCCTTGACCGTACTGTTTAACTAGTGCGTTGTGCACGCCAAGGGCGGTAGCACTCATTACAGTATGTTCAGGGTCGTCGTTGTCGCCGTACCAAGGGTTGTCTACAAGCCATTCCTGTAACTTGGCATCCCTAGGAGAAGCAACCTGTTTTGGCGGACTATACTCGGGTTTTTCCTCTACTTCAATAGGTCTAAGGTTCTCAGCCTTGTCAAGTTTCAAAGTGGCTGCTGCGATCATCCGCTGAGCTTCGACCATAGCATCCGAGTTGCCAGACTCATAAGCCTCTTTGTACTTACGCTCGGCAGTCTCAAGGGCTAGCTGGGCGGCTGTCTTACCTTGCTCAATAAACAACTTTGAGCCTTCGGACAGCTGCTGTTGCAACCGCATGTTCTCCTCGTACATCTGACGGGCGAACTCTTCCGCAGCCTGACGTTCACGCAGGGCTTCTTCCTTAGCTCTACGCTCGTCATGATAACCTTTTGTAAACTTTTTGAGGCGCTTCTGGACCTTCTCGTCATACGAAGCTAGCTCGTCATCAGTCACATCCTCGGGTGGCTCAGCCATAGGCTTACGACCACGATCCTGAGGCGGGGTGTCGTCTACGATCTCAAGGTCAATATCTGGTTCAGCAGCCTGCGTCTTACTAGCTTCTGCCTCCAGCTTCACCTCTTTCTCGTCGGGAAACTCGAATTCAGTTAATTCCATCTTAGTAGCCATCTACTTCTCCTTATGCACGTGAAATACCACGGGGGTCTTGCACCACCGCTTCAACCGAGTCGTCATTAATTAGACGGAACTCCCGACCATGAATCTTCAGGCGGGTACCGGTATTAGGGCGAGCAAGGATAAAGTCGCCTTTCTTGCACCACGGGCCGGTAGGAAACTTAGCCGGGTCGTTGTAGCAGTCAGGGCCTAGGGCAACCACGAAGAACACCGTGGATAGCACTTCTTCAAACCGACGGGTCTCGTCAGCCTTGATCAGGCCACTCTCGTAAGTCTCTTCAGACTCGGGTAGCGCCACAAGGATGTGATACCCCGCAGGTTCCGGCAATTGCTTCGCTTTCTCATCGGCAGACTTGTCCAATACAGCAGACAGGTCTACAGCTTGTGAGAGGTCAACAGCACTATTCATCAGAGTTCTCCAGTCGTTGCACGAGGTCATCTAAGATTTCCGTAGCCATCGCCAGACCCCGGATCACTCCGGCTACGTGTTTGTATTCTTCAAGGCTGGCGGCATTGCCAGAGGCAAGAAACTCAGCCCTGAGTGTTTGCTCGTCCTTAAACTTATCTTTTAAGTAGCCTAGGACGGTTCGCTCATTCATCTAGTCTCCTTCTTTTGTGGTGCAGGTTGTGGTCGTTGCGCACGTGCAGCGTCTTGACGTTGTCTAGCACCTTGCAGGCCAAGCTTGATACCCTCGACCTCCATGCGTGCCTTAAGTTCAGTCTGCGCATGGGAAGTCTTAGCACCAACTTGCAGACCTGCGATCTTCTCTTGAGCTGCGATGCGGGCCTGTTCAACCTGCAACTGCTGCTGTTTGAGTTGTGCATCGACACGGTCTTTCTCCATCTTCCGCTGAATCTCCTGCTGCTTAAGCTGAAGCTCCTGCATCTGCATTTGAATGACTGGGTCTTGTGCTTGCTGCTGTGCTTGTTGCTGTGCCGCTTGCTGCTGGTTTGTCATCAACAGGCGTTGAGCTGCTTGTGCCGCCATCTGAGCAACCTGTGCTGCGATCTCCGGAGGCATCTGCTTGTTCTGCTCTTCGGTCGGTAGCGTGACACCGAGTATCCGCTCAATCTCTTTGCGGTACTGGAAGCCCAAGTGCTCGTTAATATGTGCTGCACCTGCTGCCTGAATCTGAGCAGCCATAGGGTTGGTCTGCATCATCTGTTGAATCTTGGGGTCCTGAGCTGCTGCCATGTGCACAGCAATGTGTGCCTCATGATCTTGCTCTATGAACGCCTTGACTGGCTTACCCATTAACAGGTTCTGGTTCTCCTGCACTGGGTCGATAGGCACCGCGTCATCTTCTGTCGGCACTAACTTAGCTGCGTTCTTAATACCCAACACCTCGATCATCTGACGATGCAAGAGCGGCAGGTCGTACAACTGCGGAGCCTGCTGAGCCAACTGAATCACCGCCTGATACTGCGTGATCTTCTGCGCCATAGTCGCAGCGTTCGGATCACTGACAGGGATGATGTCTACCATGTCGTAGTCAGCTTGCTTGACCTGACGATCTCCGTCTACTGGTGTGTAGCTGTACTCTTCTGGAGTGTAGTCACGGATGATGGCCTTCAAGAGCTTAAACTCGTTACGCATCGCGTAATGCAGGCGACCTTGCACAGCTGTGCTGATCTTCAGAGTGCGCTCAAGGATTGCCAGTGTCGTACCAACAGGAGCTTGTGTGCTCATGTCGCTGACGTTGATGTCACCAGCGGAGGCGAAGCTGCGGCCTTCTTGGATGATCTGGTTCAGCAACTGATACAGCGTCTGGCTTGGCTCTTTATATGGCAGCGGCAGGATGTTGTCACGGATCGAACCCGACGACACATCGACATCACGGAACTCACCCGGTGCGATAGGCGTATCGTCACCTTTGATCCGCAAGCCCTTACTCTTCATACCACCCGGCAGGTTAGACAGCGTACCCGCGTCTACCAGCTGTCTCATGATGGATGTCGCTGCCTTAGCGTAACCACCGATCAGGTGAATGAAGCCAAAGCCATAGAACCCAAACCCCGGCACATATACATAGTGCACAAAGTGATTGCGCTTCAGTTTAAGAGTGTCGTCCTCGTACCAGTTGCGACGAACAGACAGAACAGTCTGCGTACCACGCTCGATGGTCACGACGTATGGCAGTGCAATGCCTGTCGGCTCGCCATCTTTGTCTTTATCCTCGAACCCCGGCAGGTCTAACTCGACGTGCATCTCAAGCACTTTATAGCGGGT